TACCTGGATCTCGTCGTACGTATTCGAGTATGCACCAGAGTCAACCTTGAGATCGTAGTAGACCAGGTTAGCAAGTGTCTGGTTGATGCGTTCACCGGTTACAAAGTTTGTAGTTGCGTTGTTGACCGTGATGACAAAATCATGGCGATCAAATCCAGAGATATATGGCTGATATGCCAGAACATAAGGATCGACGTTGTACTCTGCACCCGGATCGACCTGTGAAAGAGCACCGATGGTACCGATCTCGAAGCGCCCGAAGTTCAGGCATGAATAGATTACATCGGCGAGATCGCCCTGTGGATTCTTAGGGAAACCATATGCAGCTGAACGAATAGAGAGACCTGCAAAAGGAACATTGGCTTGTGTCAATGTTGTATACACTGTAACATTCTGCAGATTAGTATTGGTCGTAGGTGTACCGTACTTGATCAGGTTGCTGTTTGCAGCTGCGGTTGTGTTAGCAGTTCCGCCTGTGTTACCAAAGTAGTTGACACGATCCTTGATCTTAACTACGCCGGTCGACGACTCGAATACTGTACCGTATACCTGCTTGTAGAAATAATGACCTTCTTCATTCACCTTGTTATTTGCGAATGTACTAAAATTAGAAGTGTTGATATAATCAGTCTTACGGTATGGATACGACAGGATAATACCGGTCGTATTCGCGAAGCGGACATGGTAGTAGTCACCTGGAATCAGACCAGTTAGAGCTGTATTGCCTGTTGCCACTTCATAACGGATGTTATCACCAACCGTATATAGCGTGTTTGCAGTTGGAAGAGAGATGAATCCAGATGTTGCATTCACAGATGAGTTGGCGTTGAAACCGATCTTGTTCACTGTCTGATAGACATAGGATCCAACACCGAAACCGCTATTAGATGCAACGGTCAGGATCTTACGATCGTAGTCGAGTGTTCCGACGTTGTTAGAACCGATCAGATCTGTACCGATAAAGATGACCTCGGTATCACCGATCGTACCAACACCAAACGACGCACCTGATCCATAACTGATGCCTGTAACATCAGCCTGTGTATTGCTGATAGGAGCAACGAGTCTTGCATATTCCGAGTTGATGTAGTCACCGCCGGTATTAGAAGTTGTCGTCGTGACAACAACAGCCGTACCGGTGTTTCCATTCATATAGAATGTGTCTGTCTCTTTAAACGATCCTCTGATAGGAATGAATGTCAGGTTACCTGTCGCAGTACCACTGTTGTGGTCTACTGTCAGGATAACACCTTCAGAGATTGTATTGCCGGTTGTATTGTACTGATAGATTCGATTGCTATATAGCAACTCGTTATTGTTTGCAGTCTGATACTTGAGCGTGTTTACATACTTCTTGATGTCGTAAACACCGGCAGTTGCCGACACTGTATTAACATCTGCATAGATCAGGTTATTACCTGATACAAAGATAGGATACTGTGGACCATAGTTGAATACATTCGCAGATACGTTTGCAGCTGCATTAGTAGTCAGTATCAACGATGTTGAGTTAGAGATAGACTCTACGGTTCCAAGTGCAACATTACCGGTTGCCTGATACAGGATAGCACCGATTGCATTGTTATCAAATGTTGTACCAGAACCTACAACGATGTTATTTGCCGTGTTGGCAGTGATCGTTCCTATCCCGGCAACGTATGTCGCAGCTTCTAACGAGGCACTGTTCTTGAACGCACCGCGTGCATTGATTAGCACAACAACGTTTCCAGTCGCCGTCTGTGTGATACTATTGACCGTGCCGTATGCAAATACCGATGTCGTATTCTTCTGAATAACGTTCTGGCCGACCTGGATCGTGCCGTTCTGGTTCAAGACCTCGATAGTGTATACCTCTGGTATACCCATCACCTTGCCACCGATCGTACGATCCTCGAACGTATTTGCAAAGAAAGACTTGGTGTTACCTACGGTATAGTATGTCGTATTGTTAGCGATTACGCCAGCGACATGTGATACCGTAATCTGACCATTTGCATTTGACTGATCGGTATCCATGACGATGCCTGTGCCAGCAAGTTGGCCGTTGGCCGCATAACGATACACATAGTCACCGTTGACAAGATTTGCCGTAGCAGACGTGAACGCGATATTAATAGATGGCTCTACAAGCTGTTCGAATAGACGGAAATATTGACCGCTTTGAACGTCGGCAGTGATCTCTCCAAGACTTAGAACCTTCTCAGAGATCAGCGACTCTGCGTTTAGTGTGTAACCGTATCCACCGTCGACAAACAAGAAGTCTACGAGTCCGGTCGCTTCTGATACAGAAACAACCCTGGCTAAACCGCCCTTACCTCGAGTCGAACCCTGGAATGATACAATATCACCAATGGCGAATCCTTGACCCTTGTCAACGATCGTAACACGATCGACAGAACCTATTAGCTGCGCACGCTTGCTTTTAGTATAGTCTGGTGTATTATCAACGTTGATACCGATGACTTCGCCGTTACGGAACTGGCCTTCAACGCCTGAGATGTACAGAAGGTTAACATAACCACGATCGACACGGCGACGGATATACTTCTCTACGAAAGCCTTTGCACCGGACAGTGCACCGATAACCTGCTTGCCTACATAGTCGATATTATATTGACTGTATGTGATCTCGAGATACTCTGGCTTTTCCCAGACACCATCAGAGAGGCGCAAGATCTTTTCACCAGGATACTGTACCTCAGCAGCAGTACCATAGACGAGTTTAAAGAACAGGTCGATCGAACGTTCTGTTCCCTTTGAACGATATAGATCTAATGAGTTCTTGACAAGAAGTCTTTTGTTTGTAGCAGTATCGAACTGAATGTTCTTTAGATACTTTTCCTTGAACTGAACAACAAACTCTTCAAGTGTTGTATCGATGTCTCTGTACTCGGCCAGGTTACGTGCATGATATATTGCAGCACCACCGACCGGTGAGTTAGAACTATTGGATGTGTAACTGATATTTGCAGATGAGTCGATATACGGTGTTACGATAGAACCATTGGCAGCAAAGTAAGAACCGCTATTCTCTAGCCATTCATAATACGCTTTGACGAATGCAACAAAGTTTGGCCCATCTTCTCTATAGAAAGAAGGGAATTGGGCTTCTACCAGAGGTGAAATTAGTTTTTCTATGTCTTTCATTATTCTCTAATCTGCTCAATGTTGATATTAATGTCTGATTCGACAATATTTAATATCACGTTCTGGGACGATGAAATATCTTTATTTCTAGGAATGCCGTAGACCTTTAAAGATGTGCCGACATACTGAGAGATAATGAAGTTATTCAGTGACACAACACCTGTGTCATAGTTGACTGAACCGATATCGATGATCTTCTTATGATTAGATCCGACCGGTGTCACAATACGCATGACACCGTCGCCGTTGTCTTCTAGTACACAGTTGGTGATACCTTCATATGTAAACGGCGTCGATGTAACGGCATGGGCATCAACGATAGGATGTTCATCTGATAGAAGAGGTACCTCTAGAGTCAAAGGAATCTTAAAGTCAACGGTAAGATTCTGCGTAGTATTTAACTGCGGAGTGATATACTTGATGAGTTCGATCTCGGTTTCATTACTGATGATACTTGCCTCAGCATTATCGATATCGTTGACGATACGAGAGTAACGAAGTGTTCTGGCGAAGTTGTTCAGGTTATTAAACGCGTATGATTGAATCGATGCGATAACGTATGTTCTGATATCCTCAGGATTCAAACCAGTCTTGTTGATGTTATACTTGACGTTGCTCGATACCTTAAGATACGTATAGTCAGGTGATACAAACAGCGGTTCCATGGCAACAGAGGATCTTGTCTTGAGGAACTTCTTGTACTCAGATTCCTTGATCTTCGGAAGACCGTCTACACCCTTAAGGTCGATCGACACAAAGATGCGGCCATACTGTGGAGGATTTGCATCCTCACCACCGTATGCGGTAACAGCGTTGATCTCTGGGAAGTTGATCTTGAGAAGGTTCTCGTAGTCCTCTGCCGTGATGGCACGTTCCTGGGTAGTAAACGCACGAGGAGCATTGTACTTGATCGAGTTCATGTCCTCAGCGACTGCACCATCGTGTGCCGGCGTAAGTGTCTTAACAGCGATATTAGAGACGCCGTCGATTCTCGCCGTGTTGACAAACTTATAAGCGCCGTTAGGAAGTTCGCCGTTCGAGATTCTATACTCAACGATTACAACCGATCCGTTCTTTGGCTTACGACCGATTACACCATCACCAAATACAATCTCATAGGAGTCGTTGATAGATGGCTGTACGAAGAACACCTTAGATGTAGAGTCGTATCCAAACAGCGATGTCGCACGTGCATAGTTAAGGATCGTTGCACCGTTGTCTTCGATGATGGTTACAAGGATACTAGAGATGTCGACCGTCTTGTTGTTGATCTTAAATACTAGTGGATTGTTGTAGTTGATGGCATACGTTTCACTTAGATAGTTGCCTTCATAGACCGTGATCGAATCGCTTATGAATGAACCATTCACATAATTCGTAATAACGATATTCTCAGGTGTTGTGAATGTATATGTAAAGTCATCGATCCTGCTGACGAACGTTGTGCCCTTAGGAACAACGATAGACTTCTTTGTAGAGTTTCCATCTGGAGGCGTTATTGTAAGTTGGATATCTGCAACAGCCGACTTGAAAGAACGTGGTAGATAGTTAAGCTCCTTGGCATGTGAGACTGCACTATCACGCAGTTTGGCACTGTCAAGGAACATCTCGTTAGAGATCATGTTCAGGTAGAACGCGTTGTTGTACGTGTTGTAAGCAAGGATGTCGAGAAGAACCGACATATTACTTCCATCGAAGTCATAGTCCTTGAATCTATCCTGCTCTTGAAGATATGATTTAAGTGACGACTTGAATGAATCGAAGTCTAATTGTGTTAGGACTATACTTGAGTTAGCTGCCATTATCGTACTCTATAAAGCGTTAATGTGATATTCTGTGGGTTAACACTATTTATTACTTCAAAAAAGACGCTTACCTCATACGAGTTACTATAGTCATTCGGTATAACCATAATATCAGATACCCTGGCTCTCGGTTCGAATTTATCGATAGCATCCTTGATAGCATCTCTGATTAGTGTCGAAGTAAAAGGAGAGATATCCTCGAATAGGAATCTCTTTAGATTAGCTCCAAATTTAGGATTAAACAGTCTTTCAGTGTAGTCTGTCGATAGGATATTACGAATAGATCTCTTAACGGTCTGCTCATTAGTATACGCCACAACATTTTTGTTGTGTGGATGTACATCGAGGTTATTATAGAAGTCACTATAGATCGGGGCCTTCTTTACAGCCATATCCGTCTTTGTGATCTTGTCTATTCTTCTAATGTCAGTCATCTGAAAACTCTTTTTCTTTTATTTATTCTACGTATTTGACCTGTACGCAAGATGGGAAGGCTGCCTCGATTAAAGTTCCCATACTAAAGATCGGTGGCAGGAGAATACTCAGCACCTCACATTCAGTAAGAGGATTCTTTCCTGACAGGATATCTGCTACCTTCTTGATGATCTTCAAGATCTTACCAACAATAGGGAACTGTTCAAGAATATATCCAGGCGCTTTCTCCATAATCTCGTTGATCTTGACGATGATACCACCCTTGAAGAACCGTCTGGCCTTCTGGATGAATTCCTTGAATGCATCCTCTACCTCATGGAAGTCTAAAGCCTTCGATCGAATGTCCTTCTTGTTAGGATCGATATCCAACAGATCTCCGACCGTTCCAAGTAGAGGGATCTGTATGCCGAGGATCTTATCGATCGCCTCCTGTAACAGTTCCTCACCTAGATCCTTGACTGCCTTGCCAGACAATATATCCTCTTTGGCCTTCTTGATCTTGGCTTTGTACTCTGCTACCAACTTATCGAATGCCTGTTCAACCGTAACTGTAGGATCAATAGATGCCATAACCAGATCATAGATCGGCTTGCCGATAATCGGAATGTTCTTTACTGCATTGGCAATCGCTTCTGCCACCGCTCCGATGAAGTCGTTGATTAGGTTGTTGAACCAGTTCTTGATCTTATGCCACACCTCTTCTGCTCGGAGATCCGGCGGCTGTCCACCG